CGGAGCACAACCTCCCATGCCTAGTACCAAACCTTTATCATCAACTCCAGTATAACACGGAGTAGAGTATAAAAAACCAGACATCAAAGATTCTACAGGAGGCCGAGCAGACAAAGCATTTAACTCTTTAAGATCCGCTTCTCTAAGACGAGGAGCTAAACTAAAACAATCTTGTATTATAGATGTCTTTACTTGGATCATTCTTATCAGTATCTAGCTCTTCTCAAGGTTGGAGACCATTCGCACTCAAACTCTGCTGACATAAAATTAGAAGGCAGCGGAGTATCATTTGTTAATACTATAGTAGCTTGGTCTGCTTTGCTATAGACAGGGAATCTAAATTCACCTGATGTAATATTAACAGTCCCAATAACGGCTGATCCTAAAATGTTTCCTGTAAAGTTGTGAGTATTAGCGTCTCTGTTAACCGGAGTTACCGTAACAGTAAAGAATCCTGTTGAGTCAAAGACAATGTTACCGTAGCGAAGCTGTATTCTGCCGTCGGTAATAATAGCATTGCCTCCGGTTCTCGTAGCTTCTTTGAACACTATGTTAGAAAAAGTGTACGACATTGTATAAGCTTCACCTAAAAACATATCCGTAGAAGTGACATCGTTTGCTACGACAATACTGTTAGAACTATCAGACTGAGTCTTTACAGCAATCCTAGATCCAGCCGTGGTGATTATCTCTATTGACCTTCCGGGTGCTTTTTTGTAGGGCAAAGTAATCGTAGTTTCATTTGTAGTGCTGTTATAAGAACGAGATGCTAAGTCAGAGTGGGTAATTCTACGATCAAGCCTTGCATAATAGGTAGACCCAGTATCTACAAGTCCTGACTCAAACTTTAATTCTTCTAAGAAAATACCGTCAGTCCTATGAATAACTAGAAACAACGAGCTGTCGATAAACTCAAAGTCTAATACTTTTGTATCAGAGCCAAACGAAAATTTATGCCAAGCACTTTGTAACCGTTCTCTTCCACTATTGTAGTAGTTATATAAGAAAAGCGTAGAGTCTTCGCTAGAAGATTTACAGACTACTACTCGTTCGTGGGTAGATGTAGCAATCTTAGAAATACTTCCATTTATATATTTAGGAACATTCGCAGTAATATCCAAAGCTTGAAAGGTTTCACCGTCTCCACTTGGTATGTACTCTTGTATACCTGAGAATCCACCACGATCAAAAGCAAACATAATAGATCGACCTGTAGATTTAGGAGCACAGGCTGTAATGTTTTCATAATCTGTAACAGGAGTTACTTGGATTGTTGTCGGGCTAAGTATTGGTGAGCCTTCAACGGTAAACTGAGAAAAGTCTGAGAACAACAATAGTTTTTCAGCAAAGGGTATAGCATTCTTAAACAAAGATATTTTAGAGTGCGAAGATACCACATCGATAGGCATCGAATCTAAAATCTGAGTAACCGTAGTGCGGAAAAAGTTAAAGAATTGACCCGATTCACTTAAAACGATGCTCTCTCCAGACAAAAAACCTAGCCTATTCTTGTATAAAAATACATCGGAAATGGTCTGTCCTATGAATGAGGGGTTAGGATTCGTGGTTGTATCTCCAACAAGACGGTCAGCAAAGTTAAAGTCACCCGTATCTGCTCGTCGTAAAGTAAAAGTCGGAGTTCCCCCAGCATTACGTATCAACACATGGGGCATAGTAGTTTTATCAAGCTTGTATGAACTTCCGGGTGCAAAGGTTTCTTCCCAGACACCCTCTCCAAAAACCCCATCTTTAGCAACAAACTTAACATAGTAGTCGTCAATATTTACTTCGGGATCTCCAGTTACTTTGATAACAAAACCTTGAGGGGCTACCGTTGGTAAATCTGAGAATAACTGAACACTATCTTTGAATACAAAAATATCATTGTTTCCATTACTGTCTGTGACATCAATATTAAAATCAGAAGAAGACTCTGCTTGTATATGAATAACAGAGCCATTTCTTGTAATAGTAAACGGGTCGCCTCCTGCCGTAGCCATGTCATCAAATAATTCACTCGCAATATTATCAGTAGCAATAGTTGTTACATCGGTATTACTTGTAGTAAAGCTTGCCTCAGTCCCATCAAATATAGTAGATGTTCCTGTCACTTTATACGTACTTGCATAGTTACCAGATCTTACCCAGACAAGAGCCTCTGGATTTCTTGAGGCATAAAGATCTGATGGATCTGTGAGCATTGCTGTAGTCTTTTCAGTATTTACTAAGAACGTAACGTCAGCAATAGTCACAGCTTTAAAAGCAGTACTAGGGTTTGTAGCTTGTAAGTAAGTAGTCGTAGCTCCACTTTGCGTAACAGTTCTAGTAGTCTTATTAATAATATCGTAAACCTTGGCATCCCCATCAGTATTAAGCATAAAGACGTATCGTTCAGCAGCGTCTCTATTAATCATATGGGTAAAGGCGTTGGAATACTTTGCGTACTCAGTTGAGCCCTCTGATGCAGCGTTTACTATTTCTCCCACATGTTCAGTCGGTAATCTTTTAGTAAGGCCTTCGACTAAACTTGGGTAAGCATTTTCCTGAGCAGTCGCTTGAGATTCAGATCGTAAACTGTCAGGTTGCTGAGATACACCGTTGATTAAGTTCGGTATTGACTTAGATACTAACATTAGGAATTAACTCTTCTTATAACGTTTTGTCTATCTACTGCACTATACACATCGTAGTTATCAAAGATTGAATAGTCTCCGCTGTCCATCTCAGAAGCACGAAGATTTAACAAAGCTTGTTGTTCGTCGGCCCTTGTAAAGTCGTGTTGTTTCCCAGATCCTAACATTCGATCTTGGAATACCCTAGCAGCTCTAATAGTTATATATTTTCTAGCTTGTTCAGGAAGAAACTCAAAGTCTAAAAGAATAGTAGTGCAAACTGTAATACTTGATTCAAAAGTAAAACTTTGATTCTTTCTGTTATATAACTGCTCACCTCTAAGAACGACATCAAGATCGGTAGTATCGTAGTCACCTTCAATATCTACAAAGACAACGTTTTCGTTTACAGTTATGTTTCCGTTAGAATCAGGAGTAAGTGTTGTATTTTTTTCAGTATTAAAATGCCAACCTAAAGATTGTACCTCTCTACTAACTTCATCTAAAATGTTTTGTGCTGTAGTAACATCAGCGTTCAAAGCACCTGTTAATGAGTTAATCGGAGCTTCGCCAATAACGCTAAGAATAGTATTGATTGCCTGTAATTTTGTAGTTTTAACAAGTGCCATATTTACTCCTTTTTAAAAAAGAGGACATCCCATGTTTCAGAGATGCCCTCCGTGGGCGATAGTTTTATCTATCTATTAACCCTGCGGTGCAGCGGATCTAATTTCAGCAGCACATGCTGGACGTAGGATTCCGTGACCCATGCTATATTTAGCAAGCATTACGGTTCCTTGTCGTTGCATAATGTACTCAGATTCAACTGAAAGATCTTTTAGCTTCACAGTTCCGATAGCTTGCGGAGTAAAGCATAAAGCAACAGTTGTATTTAAGTTACCATTGTAACCAACACCAGCAGATCCAAATGGATCGTTTGTGTCATCACCAATAGCAATGCCATCGTCTACAGCGTTAATATCTGTACTGTTCTCAGCAAGGTGTTGTGATTTAAAGATCTTAAATCCAGCACACTCAAGAACGGTTCCTCTAGCAACTGATCCGTTAGCGTCGTTGAAATCTCGTGACATATGAACGCCAGAGTTATTACTATCAGCAACGTTAACAAGTAAGTAGTACATAGTTGGAGTTACCATGCACATACGGTTATCTTCAGGAACGTCTTTACTGTCAAAGTTAATTGCAACATCAAACAAAGCACTAATAAACGCATCTGCTTGTGAAGAACAGTTAGCAGTTTCGATTATTTCTACTTGTGAGTCAGATGCAGAAGCAGCTTCACTAGCGTCAGAAACAACAAACCCTCCGGGCTCGAAGTCAGAAGCTAAACGTGGAGACCTTGCAGCAGCAGCAAGAGTTCTGATAAGATTATTGTCTAGTTTATTAGCAAGTGAGTTTCCGATTTCTCTTGAATAAATTGATCTAACATCGTAATGGTTAATCATTTCTTCTAAAGAGTCAACAAAGACAGTAGATGTTAATAAACGGTCAACGTGAATAAGTCTTTCAGAATGTTTAATTTTCTGTGTGTATCCACTAGTTTCAAGAATATCATCGCCCGGTGCGTGATACTTAGTGGTCGCAGCTTTGCCAACAATAGGGAATTGAGCACTTTTTCCGTTTGTAATGGTTCGCACTTGGTGCTTATCCATCATAGTATTTTTTTCTTCAAAAGCGGTCAAAACTTCCCCGGCAAATTTTTTCAGGAACAAAGCACCTGCGTCACTGGTAGCTTCAATTTGTC